CTTGAATCGGTGGCGGCGTAAAATGGCAGAATTTATCGCTTCTTGTTACAAGCTTGTCTGGATCATCGTTCTTGTAACTGTGCTTCTAATGATCCTCTAGTCTACGAAAGGAACCAACAAAATGACTGGAATAGTAAACAACGACCACATCCGTGAACTTTGCAATGACCTTGTGCTGGCAGTTGAGCAGGACGTAAAACAGCGCTTACTTACCCGTTGGCAGAATGAAATGTCATTTCAGACTGGTATGCACGGCGAACCATTGGAACCAGTCGCGCGGCGGCGGGGCGAACGCGGCCCAGACCAAAGAACTTGGCGGCAGGGTTCAAAGCTTCACAAATTGTTTCGGGCAATGGCAACCCGTAAACATGGCTTGAACATCAAGAGCCTTGCACGTGAATCTGGCATGACTGAAAAGAGTGTTCATCAGGCCATTAAAAAGCTACGGGCTGATGGTTATAAGATTGTTTGCAACCGGAAAGGATTGCGGCGGCCTAAATATAAGCTTGCCAGCTAGACAAAAACAAACTAGTAATAATGGGGACGGGGCAAACTGTCCCCATTTTTAACAGAAGGAACCAACGAAATGAAAAGCACTATTGTACTCGACCACGATAATTTCGACAGTGACGCAAAGCGCATGGTTGTTTTGACCACCACTGAAGCGGCGTTGATCTTGCAGTCTATCGAAGCATTGGAAACCCAAGCGGCGGCGGCTAAGGCATTGCTCAAGGCATTAGGGTTTGATCACTATACCCATGCGACCGACAATCCACGCACCATTGCCCGTCTTAAACTATCAGTAAAAGGTGCCAGTGATGACAATAGCTAATGTGATCATGCTTGTTTTGCTGGCATGGGTTGTTATCGCTTGCTGGTGTTTGTTTGCCACATTATGGGATCTAGCAAGGCATGATTTAGACAACTGAAACCAACTTGTTTCCTCCCACTTGGCCCCGCTTGGCTAGTCCGGCGGGGTTCTTTTTTGCCCGTGTCCTAGATGTATATGTTGCGGTTTGATATTGCGGGATAATATGCCAGCTTGATCTGTGCAAATGTGTGCGCAAATCTGCCAGCAAAAAACAACCCTTTTTGTTTTCGATATGTATAAAAATGTCGGGACAATCCCCCCGCGTGTGCGCATGATGGCGTATATGCAGAGAAAACCCAGCGGGATATTATCGGCGGTTTGTTATTGGTGGGATTCCTTGGCGTTGCCGATGCGTTTCCCCGTCGGGGGTACGCAAGGGCCACCGGGGGGGTACCAGTACCTGTATGCAATGGCGACAGCAATTTTATATTTGTGGGTTATCGATATGGATATGAAACCAACGGGTAGGGGTAGGCAAAAAAAGACCCCCACGGATGTACCGAAGGGGTATGAAACCAACGTTTAGGGGGG